CAACCAAACACATCTAATCAAACTATATCTATAATGCCTAGAGTAGACTTATCTACTGCTATAACGGTATCTATTAGACTAAGGAGAGATGGAGATGGACTGTCTGAAAATATAACACCTCTTGCTGTATCTAGCAATGGTAACTTTACAGACTTAAATATTTCTAGTACAATACTATCTGAAGGCTCTACTTACTTTATGGAGATAGAAGCTGACGATAATTTAGCTTATAGAGATAAGATATTTTGTACTAGTCAAAATGACTATAGTATAAAGCACGTGGTGGCTCAAACTAATTACACACCATATAGCAGTACTGACGATAACACATACATAATATAATGGAAGATAAGAAAAAGCAACAAAACGTAAGGATACTTAATCTATCATCTTACGAAGCACCAGAGGTAAAAGAAGTTCACAATAGAGATTGGGTTTCTTGGGGTGATGACAACAATTACTTTGGTAGATTAATTGACTTAGATACTTCTAGCCCAACTAACGCTAGATGTAATAATGGTATTGCTGATATGGTATTTGGTAGAGGTATAGAATCTACTAACTCTGAGTTATTACCAGAACATTATGTAAGAATGAAGAAACTATTAAGACCTAGAGAAATAAAAAAGGTTGTAATCGATAGAAAGAAACTAGGTCAAGCTGCAATTAAACTTACCTATAATAAAAACAAGACTAAGATATTAAAAGTATCTCACTTTCCTATGGAGACTTTAAGAGCTGAGAAAGCTAACTCTAAAGGAATTATACAAGCATACTACTATCATCCTAAATGGGCAGATGCTAAGCCTAATGATAAGCCTAAAAGAATACCTTGCTTCAAGCACGGAAGTAAATCACAAAGAGAAGAGATATATATAATTAAACCTTATAGAAGTGGTTTTTACTACTACTCTACTCCTGATTACCAAGCTTGTTTACAATATGCTGATTTAGAATGCGAGGTGTCGAACTACCATATATCTAATATACAAAATGGATTAGCTCCTAGTTTATTTATTAACTTTAACAATGGTATTCCTAACGAAGAAACTCAAGGTGCTATTGAGAAAAAGATTAATGATAAGTTTGCAGGTAGCTCTAATAGTGGTAAGACAATTATTGCATTTAACGAGTCTTCTGAAACGCAAGCTAACATAGAAGCTATACACTTACCTGATGCTCACGCACAATATCAGTTCTTATCTGATGAAGCTAGAGAAAAGATTATGTTAGGTCACGGTATTGTATCTCCTATCTTGTTAGGTATTAAAGACAACACAGGATTTGGTAACAATGCAGAGGAATTAAGAACAGCATCTGTATTAATGGATAATGTAATTATTAGACCATTCCAAGATGAGATTAAATATTGTTTAGAAGATATATTAGCTTTTAACGGTATTACTCAAGACTTATACTTTGTAACATTACAACCAATAGAGTTTACAGAGCTAGATAACATCTCTACAAAGATTAGAAAAGAAGAAGAAACTGGTGAGAAATTATCTTCACAAGTTAAGGAAGACTTTTCTGAAGAGGAAGGTGATGATATGCTAGAGCAATTAGAAGGCTTAGGAGAGGTTTTAAGCGATGATTGGGAAGTTATACATAGCGAAAGATATTCAGAAGATATAAGTGACGTTAGAATGGCTACAATTAAGTCTAGTAACAAATCATCTAAAGAAGATAGCGATGTATATAAGATTAGATATGCTTATATGCCTGTAAGAAGTAATCCTAATAGTAGAGACTTCTGTAAAAAGATGGAAACGTTTACTTCTAGAAATATAGTATTTAGAAAAGAAGATATTAATATGATGTCTTTTAGAGGAGTGAATAGTAAGTTAGGTCATAACGGTCAGAATTATAGTTTGCTAAAATTTAAGGGAGGTAAAAACTGCCACCATTACTGGGAGTTAAGAGTATTCAAACTTAAAGGAGATAAGAGAGTAGACCCTGATTCAGCTTACGAGAAAGGTTTAAAAGAACCTAAGAATCCAAGTGAGATGACAGAAAGAATGATTGACAGAGACGATAACGGAGCATACAGAAGTACATTAAGTAAAATTAAAAACATACTAGGACTATGAAAGCATTATTCATAACAATAGCAGATTTAAAAGCTAAATCTATTATAGATGGTAATACAGATGCAGACAAGCTAATTCATCAAATTGAAGTAGCACAAGATATGCATATACAAAACTATTTAGGTGGTAATCTATATGACAAGCTACAGGACTTAATTATATCTGGAGATATAGACTTACCTGCTAATAGCGATTATAAAGCTCTTAGAGACTCTTATATTAAACCTATGCTAATATGGTTTACTCAATTAGAATACTTGCCATTTGCTATGTTTAAAATAGATAATGGAGGTATAAACAAGCATAGAGGGCAAGAGTCAGATACAGTAGACTTTAGAGATGTAGATAGAATGCAAAGTAAGATTACAGATAGAGCTGAGTTCTATACTAAAAGATTCTTAGATTACATTTGCTTTAATAGTCAGAAGTTTCCAGAGTACAATAATAATAGTAATGGAGATATGTACCCTGATAAAGATGCTAATAGCTTTTCAAGTTTCGTACTATAATGAGTGTGAGGGCAAAATATAAAACAAAAGTAAAGAATATAATTAAGCTAGAAGCTTTTTATAATAAGATTAATAAACAAACAAAAGACAAAGATGGCAAACGAAATATATCCAGTTAGTTGGTGGGGTAGTCCAGTAGAAAATGGCTGGGGTGGTATCTACTACGATTATGCAATAACAAGTGAAGTACCAAGTTTATTATCAACATTACAAGCAAGAGCAGATTACTACGAGAATGTAACTTGTACAACTGCAACATTAACCGAATTAGAAAACATAGAATAAGATGGCAGATAATTTATTAGAGAAAGCATCAATATTACTTACACCAACTGCATACAATGATGGAAGTATGTTAAGTGTAAAACCAGAAAACGGAGATGGAGACTTTGACTTTACAAGAGGTTCTGCTGCAACTAGAGTTAATGCACAAGGTTTAGTAGAGAATGTACAGATAATCAGTTCAGAGTTAGTTTCAAATGGAGATTTTAGTAATGGAAGCACGGATTGGACTTTAGGAAGTGGATGGAGTATTGGAGATGGTTATGCAGTAACTGATGGAACTATAAACAAAGGTATAAATCAAGAAGGTATTTTAACATCGGGAAAATTTTATAAAATATCTTTAGATGTAAATGTATTAAGTGGCTCGTTATCTTCAAGGTTAAGATTTTTTGATTCTAATTCTAGTGGTACTACTATATCTAATATTACATCAAGTGGTACTTATACTTTTTACACATCTGCAAATAAGACTGGTTTTCAATTAATTAGCCTTTCTAATAATACTGCTGAATATACAGCAACTAATTTTACAGTTAAAGAAATAACAGACGATACAGACATACCAAGAATAGACTACACAGATGGTTGTGGAAGTTGGTTATTAGAACCACAGAGTACCAACTTATATCTTAATTCAGACACATTATCAACTCAATCAAGCGCAACAAGTGCTAGTACATACACAGTTTCTTTTTATGGTACTGGAACAATAACTTTTAGTGGAACACATACTGGAACTTTAGTTGGTACTGCTGCTGATGAGAGGGTATCTGCTACATTTACTACAACAAGTGGAACTTTAACATCTACGATAAGTGGTACTTGTACTAAAGGTCAGCTTGAAAACCAAGACTACGTAACCTCATACATACCAACTAACGGGAGCATAGCAACTAGACTAGCTGATGAAGCAAACAATAGTGGGAACTCTAGTTTAATAAATAGCACAGAGGGTGTATTGTATGCAGAGATAGCAGCTTTGGCTAATGATGGTACTTTTAGATTGATTTCTATTTCAGATGGAACAAATTCTAATAGAATTTTTTTAGCTTTTTCTAATAATAATAATAAAATAACTGCAAACATAACAAGTGGAGGGGTTTCACAAGGAAGTATTCATTATACAAGTACAAATTTATTATTATTTCACAAAATAGCATTAAAATACAAACTTAACGATTTCCAATTATGGATAAATGGAATTAAAGTAGCGACAGACACAACTGCTACAATGCCAACGGGATTAAATAGATTAAATTTTACGAATGGAGATGGTGTACAAAACTTTTTCCACGGAAAAGCAAAAGCACTAGCAGTATTCCCTATATTAACAGATGCAGAATTACAATCTTTAACAACACAATAATTATGATACATAAAAGATATACATTTACAGATAAAGCACAAGCAGACTCAAAGATAAGTAAGTTTTTTGATATAGATGAAGAAGGTAATAAAGTACCTAATGAAAGAGCAGCATTTATATACTTAGATAAGTTTGTGCTTGTTCAAGGACAATACGATGAAGAAGGTGATGAGGTAGTAGCTCCTACTTATTCTGAAGGATATGCACTTGATGTTGTTTGGCATAACTTAGAAGAATCTCCTTACGGATGGAAAACTTATGAAGTAGAACCAGAATCACCTTGTCACACACTATACTAATGATACAACAAGATAAACTATTACATTTCTTTTACGGTAGTATTATGCTACACTTATCTATGGTTTTATTTAATCCATACATATCTATGCTTATAGTAGCTATAATAGGTGCTGGAAAAGAATTAATTTACGATAAATATATGAACAAAGGGAATTGCGAATGGCTAGACTTTGGTTTTACTATAGCTCCTTGCTTTCTCTATTTAATAACCTTAGTATTCTAATACACTAACCAAATGAAGATAATACTACTAAAAGTCTTAGAGGTTATTATGCCTCAATTTATTAAAACCCTATTCAAGAAAAAAGAAAAGAAGAGGTTAATAATAGAATTAGAGAACCACGATATATTCGCTACACTTGATAGGGTTAGAACTGAGGTAGCTAACTTAAAGTTTTATACTCACGGAGAGTACGATAAGGTTAAGACTAGAATGTGTTATGACTTCACTAAGCATAAGTCGATTAAATGTTCTTCAAGAATGTTAGACATTATAAGAACAAAAGGTATAGACTCTATGGATAGAGATAAGCTAAAGAAACTTATACTTCTAGAACAAGGAGATATGCACAGAGAATACATAAAGTCTATTAGAATAGAATGGGATTTAAAAGGAGTAAGTCCTCAAGACGTAGATTACGTTATACATTTATTTGAAAAGTTTAGATACGATGTAATAGTTTCTTTTGAACATAGAATAAACTCTATATTTGGAAGCACCTATAATAAAGATAATTTCTCATTAATGTTAGCAGTATTTGAAATGTGGGCAATGGGAATTGACTTACTGCCAAGAGATATGTCGACTACGTTTGAGTCTCTTAATGGTAAGTTTAAAGATATAAAATACTTGGCATAATGAGTAAATACTTTAAAGAAATAGAATATAAAATGGATAAGAGCTTTTTAGAGAAGTTAGACCAAGCAAGAGAGTTTGCAGGTTTTCCATTCTTTATTAACTCGGCTTATAGAAGTCCAGACCATCCAGAGTCTATTAAAAACCCTACATCAAGCCATATAAAAGGTTTAGCTGTAGATATTAGAGCTAGAGATAGTAGAACTAGGTATTTAATTATTGATGCTTTAATGCACGTTGGATTTAATCGTATTGGTATTGCCGATACATTTATTCACGTTGACGATGATAAAGATAAGTCTTGTGGTGTAATATGGACTTACTAATATTCTTGTTTAACTTGGTAATGTTGTTTAGTGGAGCTACTGTTCCATTAGATGCTGTTAAATACCCTAAAACACTAATGCTAATTAATAGATTAGCTTTAATAGGTTTAATAATATACTTAATGATATGAGTGATAGAAAATTAAAAAACAATGGTAAAGGTACTTTCTTTGGAAATCTACTAAGAGGGTTAGTTAAAACTGGTAAGAAAGCATCTCCTATATTCGATGCAATAACTGGTGGTAAAGTATCAGATATATTAAACGCTATTGGTAGTAGTAAAGAATTAACAGCTGTAGAAAAAGAAATGTTAGTTAAAGAACTAGAACAAGATGTAATTGAAATGCAAGAAATCTCTAAAAGATGGGATTCTGATATGTCTAGTGATTCTTGGTTAAGTAAAAACATAAGACCTCTAAGCTTAGCTTTTCTTACATTAAGTCTATTTCTATACGTTATATTAGATAGTTCCTTAAACAGCTTTAAAATAGATTCTCAATGGATATCTTTATTAGGTAACTTACTTATGTTGGTATATGGTGGTTACTTTGGTGCTAGAACACTAGAAAAAATACGTCAGAAGTAAAAGACTATTTTTTAATAATACACTACTCTAAAAAAAATTGAACATACCTATCCTAAATTCTTCAATATCTTTTTTTATAACTATTTGCCTTTAGGGGCAAATATTTATGATTTAATATCTTTGCGAGAAGCAAAGGTTGTTATTTCTTTAAATATAAAACAAAGGTACGAAAAAAAATCGAGAAAGTCAAATTTACTTATTAACAATTTAACTTCTATGTTTATAACTATATTTGGTAGTTTAATTTATTTTACTTATATTTATATTGTGAGAAACAGAAAGAGACATAATTTTAATGATTTTATTCCTAGATATACAGATACCTATACTAAGGAGATGGACGAGGAAGGTTTAAAGATACTTAAATGGTCTATGTTTGATAGTCCAGACTCTTTAGGTAGTGGTAAAAGATTTATGGAGAGTGAACCTGTTTTTATATTAGACACTGTTTTTAGAAAGGAAAGATTAAAGGGTTACATACATTTAGGCTACACATCGAAGGCTTACGCAGACCGAATAGGACTTGGTTTAGAGTCAGAGCATAGGATAGGCAAGGCGATAAAGTTTAAGTGTATAAATCCTGCTCATAGGTTTAGATTGGTTAGAGGTCTAATTCAATACGGTATAGAAAGGATAAGATTGTACGACCAGAGTATTTACTTTGATACTGAACACAATCTTAAAGGTGAAGACCTTAGTTTTAGACATTTTTAGTTTTTTTGTTTATTAGTTTTATAGGGAAGATTTAATTATTTTCCCTATTTTTTATGTCTAAAATTTGCGTATGTCATTTATTTGTTGTATGTTTGCCTAGAATTTAAAAATATATAAGATGAAAAAATTATTAGTATTAGTATTAGTGTTAGGTTTCTTTAGTTGTTCAGAGCAAGAAGATGTTTATTGTAACTCAAGCTGTTGGACTGTTATCAACAAGAAAGATAGAATGGTTGGAGACAACATTTATGAGTTTAGTATTAAGATACAAAGAAATTGCTCTACTACTAACGAATGGAAAAGAGTTTACTTAAACAATACTAGCGAGCTAGCTATGTATGAATTAGGTGATGTGTTATGTGGTGAACAAGTGCCTGAATAAAATAATTAAAGTTTTTCTTGCATATGTCATTTATATTTCGTAAGTTTGTACTATAATTAAATAAAAATAAATAGAAAAATGAGAAAATTAGTATTATTATTAGTAACAGTGTTAGCATTTAACTTATCAAATGCACAAGAGCAAGCAGTATTCAAATTTAAATCCACAAAACAGTTAGTTCACAATATTTATGGAGATGACATATTGAATCAGCTAAACAGATACTTCATATATAATAAGGATGAGAACACTCTATATGAGTACAAGACAAAGAATTTTAAGAAGGTAATTCAAACAAGAGAACTAGGTAAAGTCTGGATTGAAGGGGACTGGAGACTTAAATGTAACGCAATACAATCAGCTAATGCTAGACAAGGTGAGTCATTCTTGATAAAAGCTGTAGATAGCTTTACTGGAAAAACCTTTACAATAGAGATTACAGTAAGTAAGTGGATAGAATAATTAATCTAAAAACAATGAGAGACTTAGTAGACTTTAAAAACGCACAGATTACAGCACTACAAGAAAGTAATGCAAAGCAGGAAGCAAGAATAGCTATATTAGAAACGTGGATATTCGAGCTTACGGACGACAAGTGTCCGAGAGATTATAAACAAGTAATAAGAACAGAATTATTAAAAACCAATTAAAATGACAATTTTAGAAAAACTACAAAGGATTCAATTAGAGCTTAAAGCGCCTAAGAATCAGTACAATTCGTTTGGAAAGTACAAGTATCGTTCAGCAGAAGACATCTTGGAAGGTATCAAGCCATTTGAAGACAAGTACAGCGTACTATTTAAGATTAGCGATGAGCTAAGAGAAGTTGCTGGTAAAGTATTCGTACATTCAGAAGCCAAAGTAATAGACTTAGATGTTACAGACAGAGAAAGTTCAATCTCATCTACTGCACAAGCTATTATAGATTTTGATGCTAAGGGAATGCAAATGCCACAACGAACGGGAGCAGCTAGCTCATACAGTAAGAAGTACAGTCTTGGAAATTTATTATTATTAGACGACACCAAAGATGCTGACGCTGTGAACACACACGGAAAGTCTAAGCCATCATTAAAGCTAGGTAGCCCAGAGTATAAGAAAGTAAAAGAAGCCTTAGCTGGAGGTAAATTTACTATAGCGCAAGTAAAGACTAAGTATGTAGTATCAGCAGAAATAGAAAAATCATTAGTATAAACAATTAAATAAATAAATTATGAGCTTACAATTAAAAGGAACAATTAAGTTAATCGGAGAGAAACAAGTATTTGATTCTGGATTCCAAAAAGTAGAATTTGTATTAACAACTAACGATGAGAAATACCCTCAAGATGTTAAGTTTGAAATCGTACAAGATAAAGTAGATGACTTCTTAAAGTACAATAAAGTAGGGTCTGTAGTAGACGTAGACTTTAATGTAAGAGGTAATGAGTATCAAGGTAAATATTATGTTAGCCTAACAGCTTGGAAAGTGTTTAAATCTCAAGCATCTGCACCAGCTACTGATATAGGAGTACCTGCTGAAGAAATACCAGATGACTTGCCATTTTAATTATATTGGGAGGTGTAAAAGCCTCCCTTTTTATTAACCTTAAAACAAAACAAAATGAAATGTGCAATATGTAGTAAAAAAACAGAACACTTAGAGCTTCATCATATAATACCTAAATCAAGAGGTGGTAGCGATGACTCTAGTAACTTAGTAAAATTATGTTCAGGATGCCACGGACTTGCTCACGATGTTTCCTTTTCCAATGATAGAGGTGGGTTAGTAAAAGAAGGTGCAGCTAGAAAAAAAATAAAAGGTAAGATAGGTAGAGAATGGTTAGATAGAAATCAAGCATTAGTTCAAGATAAAATGATGGATTTATATAATAGAAATGAAGATAAGCATATGCTTCTTTTGCTATTGTTAGAAGGAGGTAATTTCACACCTTATCACATTAAGGAGTGGGTAGAGTGCGGAAAGGTCTCTTTTAAAACGTCATTTACCTTTTCTTAAATTTAATTATTAACACATAAACTAAACAAATGAGCGAAGAACAAAAAGAAGAACAACACGAGCATATCTTATCTATGCAAATGATTATGGAAGAATGTGCTATCGACATTAATAAAAAGATAGAACACCCTCCAGTAGCAATTAGCTATAAAACTAAAGAAGTAGTAACGAGAGATGGAGAGATTAAAGAGTTTCCTATACCAATAGGTACTTATGGTAACTTTAGCTTTATACAAGCACCTCCTAAGTCTATGAAGACATTCTTTGTTAGTTTATTAGGTTCTGCTTACTGTAATCCAGAAGGAAGTCATACATCAGGACTAAGTTCCTTTAGAGAAGATAGAGAGTATATTCACTTTGATACAGAGCAGGGAGACTGGCATTCACAGCGTGTGTTTAAACGTATTCAGTGGATGAATAAAACATCTAACTTAGACTTCTATCATACATTTGCATTAAGAAAAATAGGCTTTAGAGATAGAATAAACTTTATAGAATATTATTTACAATCATTAACAGATGCTGGTAAGAAGATAGGTGTTGTAGTTATTGATGGTGTGGCAGATTTAGTTTCTGACGCAAACAATCTTGAGGAATCAAACCTCGTAGTACAGAAGATTATGGCTTGGACTACTATTTATGATTGTCATATCATTACAGTAATACACTCTAACTTTGGTTCAGATAAGCCTACAGGGCACTTAGGGAGCTTCTTAGAGAAGAAGGCAGAGACTCAAATACAATTAGAGAGAGACCCTAACAAACTAGGTGCTATAACAGTATCTTGTAAGAGAAGTAGAAACACACCATTTGAGCAGTTTGATTTTAGGCTAGATGAGAATGGTTTACCTAAAGTAGATAACCCAGATGATGTTTATAGCTTCTAATAACTATAGTTGTAAAATAAGTAAAAATTAATTAAATTTATATAATGAAAGATTTTAGACCAAGATTAAAAGGAAATATCTTAAAAGCTTACAATTACTTAGTAGGTAAGGAAGATAGAATATTAGTAATTGGAGACTTACACGAACCATTTTGTTTAGATGGTTACTTAGAGCATTGTAAAGAGATTTACGCAAAGCATAACTGTAATAAGGTTATATTTATTGGAGATGTTATTGACAACCATTACAGCTCTTATCACGAGCCAGACCCTGATGGATTAGGTGGTGGAGATGAGTTAGAGTTAGCTATTAGAAGACTAGCTAGATGGTACGAGGCATTTCCAGTAGCAGATGTATGTATTGGTAATCACGACAGAATTATATCTCGTAAAGCATTTAGTTCTGGAGTACCTAAGAGATGGATTAAGTCATTCGGAGAAGTATTAGAAACTCCTAATTGGACTTATGATACTAGATTTGTATATGATGGTGTTCAGTATATTCACGGAGAGTCTGGTAGAGCTACTAAGAAGTCTAAAGATGATATGATGAGTACAGTACAAGGTCATAGACATACAGAGATGTTTACAGAGTTTGTTGTAGGTGCTAATTACAAGGTATTTGGTTGTGCAGTAGGATGTGGTATAGATAGTAAATCTTATGCTATGGCTTATGGTAAGAACTTTAAGAAACCTGCTATTGGTTGTGCTGTTATATTTGGTGGAACACACGCTATTAACGAACCTATGCACTTATAATGACAGAGCAGTCAACTATAGACTTCTTAAATAAAAAAGTAGGAACTAAGTTATCGCTAGTATCTGACAAATATAGCAGTTACGATGCTAGTGATGACAACTACATAGTAGAGATAAAAAATAGAAGAGCTTATTACAGAGATAAATTGATAGAGGCGATGAAGTTATACAAAAACTACCAAGCATCACAATTATCTAACAAGCAATTCCTTTATGTAGTTACTGACGAGAAAGGTGTTTGGGTATTTAACATATCTAAAAATATTAAAGCTGTTGTTGTTATGCCTGTTAAGGGTATAGAATGCCCTAAGACTACAGACTTCAGTTCTAATGACAAGATAACTAAATACTCTTACGTTTTACCAGAAATAATGTCTAAACACTTAAAGTATGATACATAAAATAGAATCACCATTATTCGTAACACTACCTAGAAAGACTACTAAAGATAAAAGGATTTCATTAAATATGAATACTTACAGGAATCTTCACCACAGGACTAATAACGATGCTAAGAAAATGTATCACGAGCTAATGAGATACAACTTAGAAGGATTAAAGATAAACACACCTGTAGAGATTACTTATAAAGTATTTAAGGGTTCTAAAAGACGCTTAGACAAGATGAATATAATATCAGTAGTCAGTAAGTATTTACTTGATTCTATCACAGAGTATGGATGCTGGGAAGATGACAATGATGACTTTGTGAAGAAAGAAACAGTATTACCTACAGAATTAGATAGAGAAAGACCAAGAGTAGAAATAACAATTAAAGAGATATAAATGTTAGAATTATTAGCTACAAAGCACGATGATTGGGTTAGAATCGCCTTCAGTATGACTGGAAATATGGATGATGCTCAAGACTTAGTACAAGATATGTATTTAAGATTAGATAGACTAGGTAAGACTAGAGAGGATGTATCATACAAAGACACTGTTAATAGATACTTCATATGGACTGTATTATTTAATATGTACAAAGTGTCTAGGAGAACTAAAGTACACAAGAAATTAGATACTTGCGAACTACTAGGTAATGAGTATATTCAAGATACAGAATATGATGCAGATGAAAGCTATTCGTTTGAATCTATAACATCTAAGATAGACAACATAGTAAAAGATTGGAAGCCTTATGACAAAAAACTATTTGACCTCTACTTTATGCAAGGACTTTCTTTGAGAAAGATAGCTAAAGGAGCAGGAATAGGATTAAACTCAATACATAATTCAGTTAAAAGCTATAGAGAAGTTTTACGAGAGGAATTATCAGAGGATTTAATGGATTACTTTAACGGAGATTACGATAAAATAGATTAATTATGAAACCAGATAAATATTATTTAGATTTAGAAGAAAGAGGTTACTATAACACCATAGATAAAAGGTCGAAAGATTATAGAGAGTACAAGCAATGGAAGGCCACTAAAGTAGAAGAAGGTTACAAATCACACAAGAAAAGTGTAGAGAAGCAATCTAAAGGACTAGGAGACACTATTGCAAAGATAACTAAAGCAACAGGTATAGATAAGGTTGTTAAGTTTATAGCAGGAGAGGATTGTGGGTGTGATGAAAGACAGGAAAGGTTTAATAAAGACTTTAAGTACAAAAATGTTAAGTGTCTTAAAGAAGATGACTACAAGTATCTATCTAACTTTCTAGCTAATAAGAAAACTACTATTAGTTATGACGATAGGGTTAGGGTTATAGGAATATACAATTATGTCTTTAGTACTAATGAGAAAAGAACTACAAGTTGCTCGTCTTGTATAAGCAAAATAGTTAAAAACCTAGAGAGGTATATGAAGAATTACCAGTAATAATTAGCCTAGCAGTAAAATGTTAGGCTTTTTAGTTAAATAAACTTGCGTATGTCAAATATATTTCGTATGTTTGCTTAACAATAAAAACCAATAATTATGAGAAGATATGTAAAACCCAAGAAATTAACAGATGAGCAAATAACTGAAGGCTTTAACGACTTGTATGATGCTATTTATCGTCTTGAGACTGATGAAAACTACGAAGAGGTATTAAAAGCTTTAAGACTACATAGAAAACTTCAATCTGGCATTTTGCGTTATGAGGATTACAGGGAGGGTTTTATAAGGTATGAATTTATTGATAAAAAGTTTCAAAACAGATAAACAATTAAAACTATATAATTATGAAAACAGATTACAGATTTTGGGAACAGAATGTTAACCCAATTACAATGCGGCCAGATGATAAGAAAAACTATAGTTCATCTTGGGATTTAGACGAGATGGGTAAGTCTCAAAAGAAAAGAGAGGCTATACAAGAGAGACAAGCTATTAGAGCTGCTACAGAGTTAAAGAATGAAAGAATTAAAAGAGTAGGAAAGTTTTGGTAATACTATTTGACGCAGACAGCCTTATTTACGCATCTTGCTTTGATTCTAATAAAGAGTCTGGCGAGAAGTGGTTAACAATAAATAAGGCTTACGAGAAGTTTCAAGAAGGACTTGATAAGATATTTGCTGAATTAGAAGAGCAGGTAGAAGTGGATAAGTTTATAGTATGTAATGGTTCTAAAGGTAATTTTAGGCACGACATATCTAAAGATTATAAAGCTAATAGAACAGGAGAGAAGCCTCCAATACTTGGTAAGCTACATAGCTTAGTTAAGAAGAAGTATCTCTCTCATTATGGCTTAGGTATAGAAACAGATGATGTTGTAGCTACATTATGGAAGAGAGTATCTGATAAAAGTGGTGTAGACTCTGTTATAATAGTATCTATAGACAAAGACTACAAACAATTTCCTTGCTGGTTTTATGATTATCATTGGAAAAAGAAAACATTATCTAAGATATCAGAAGAAGAAGCTACTATTAACTTTTATACACAAATGATTGTAGGCGATTCAGCAGACAATATTAAGTACTGCAAAGGTTATGGAAAGGTTTATGCTAGAAAGCTCTTAGAAGACGTTAAAACACCATTCTCAGCTACAAGAAGAGTTTATACATTGTTTAAAGAAGTGTATGGAGATGAAGCTAAAGAGAAATACAATGAGTGTAAAGCATTATTAACATTAAAAACAGATTGCGATGATAGAATCAGAATACAAGGCAAGTGATGATGAGATAACTAAGGCTTACTATGAGATTTATATGTATAACTTACAGCAAGGCTTTATGACTTTAGAGGAGTGTAATTGGGATTTAGAGATGCTAGAGGAAGAAGAAGAGTATCTTGCTTGTGCTGGAGTATTTAGAGCTATGAACAACTACGAAGCTGTTAAGGATGAAAGGTTTAGCGAGTTATGGATAGAGCTTAACGGTAATACAGAATAATTAAAAATAGTTATCTTATTATGAATAGTAAAGAAATAAAGCCTACTGATGGCAGAAAGGGTAACTCTAGGAAGAAATCTATACCTAAGCTACCTGTACCTCAAGGAGAGAGGTCTAATAAACCAGCACTTAACCAAGCTAAGAAGAGTCGTAAGAAGCAATATGCAAAGAAAGCTATCAAGAATGTATTTGGTAGTGAGGTTGCTATGTTTGAGTCTATGGCAAAGAAAGCTAAAGAAGGTAGTTACAACCATATGAAGTTGCTTACTGATATGATGTATGAGGAAGATAAAGATAATGTGGGAACAACTGTTAAAGCTCCTGTTATTAACTTTATAGGTGATAGCGAGATAAGTAAGAAGGTTAAGGAAAAGATTATTGACATAACACCTAATGATGAGTAAACTTAATATACACAAAAAATACATACCACTATTTAAAGAACCCTCAAGATACTTCGTTGTAACTGGGGGTCGTGGTTCTGGTAAGTCATTTAGTATTAACGTGTTTCTACTTAACTTAACCTATGAGAAAGGTCACAAGGTATTGTTCTCACGTTATACAATGATATCAGCACATACATCTATTATACCTGAATTTATAGAAAAGATTAACCTAATGGGAGTTCACGAAGACTTTAGGATAACTAAGGACGAGATAATGAACTTAAAGACAGGTAGCTCTATTATATTTAAAGGTATTAGAACCTCATCTGGTAATCAAACAGCAGCACTTAAATCATTAAACGGTATTACAACATTTGTAGTAGATGAAGCAGAGGAGCTTGTAGATGAAGGTACGTTTGATAAGATTGACTTTTCTATACGTTCTCAGTTAAAGCAGAATAGAGTTATTTTAATACTGAATCCGACAACTAAAGAGCATTGGATATATAAGAGATACTTTTTAACAGAAAACGTCTTAGAAGGCTCTAATTTAACTCAAAACAATACTACTTACATTCATACTGACTATAGAGATAACAAAGACAATCTATCTGAGTCGTTTTTAGAGCAGATTTATACAATGAAGAAGAAAAGACCAGATAAGTATGAGCATCAAATACTTGGAGGTTGGTTAAATAAAGCTGAAGGTACTATAATAAGAAAATGGAGAGTAGGAGATTATATTCCTACAGAGCTTACTTGCTACGGTCAAGATTTTGGTTTCTCTGAGGATTTAAGTACGCTTGTAAAAATATCTGTAGATAAGAATGCCCGAAAAGTTTGGGTTAAAGAAATATTTGGTCAAAAAGGATTAAATACATCACAAATCTATATGAAGAATAAGTCAGAGTGTGGTTTAGACTTAATTATATGTGATAATTCAGAGCCCAGACTAATAAATGAGTTAAAAGTATTGGGTCTTAACATAAAACCTACTATAAAGAAGAAAGGTAGTATATTATCTGGTATAGCTTTAATGCAGGATTATGAGATAATAGTAGATAGAAACTCTCACGGTATTATAAGAGAGATTAACAATTACGTTTGGAAAGATAAAGGAGAAGTTCCTATAGATAAGTTCAATCACTATTTGGATGCGATACGTTATTCTATGATGTACCTGATACAAGGAATAAACTCTGGAGTCTATACCATTAGGTAAGACGTTTAATATGAAGGGTTATGTTTAATATGAAGGGGTCTACTTCCAGCCTTCCTCAATCCACCAATCACAGTTAGGATATAAATCTAGTAAATCATTTACAACCTTGTCAATTAATTTTGGCGAGGTTTCTGTGTTTAATATGAAGGGTTTAAGTTCTGTTTTGGTTTGAATAAATAAAGTTTCCATTTGTCTTGTGTTTAATATGATGCCCTATGTTTAATATGATGGGTTGCGTTTAATATGATGGGGTAATTTTGTTATTTGTAACTATTCTAAATAGCTTATCTAGAATGAATATAAATAGTAAATTTATTTGTATATGTAATATTTTTTTCATACAGCAAACATACAAAATAGATATTCAAAAAAAGGCAAATAAAAATCGGGTTTTGCTTGTGTATTTAAAAATATTTTTGTATTCGTGCGCGCGTTCATTATATTAGTAATTTTATACCCTTGTTATTTAGAATGAATATAAATAAAAAATAATATTAAATAAATTAGGTTTGTATTATAAAAAAGACTTATATTTGTAGAGTAAAACAAAAACAATAATTTAAAATAAATAAAATGAAAAACTTAAATGAATTAACAGACAGACAACTAGAATTAAAATTAGACAATGCCTATAAGTCTGACAACCACGATTTAATTGATATTATTGAAAATGAACAAAAATTAAGATATATGAATTGGGAAAAACAATTTTCACCAAAGAAAACTATTAATAAAAAACACGTAAAAGCAGGTAATTATGAAGGTATAGAATATAGGCAGGAAATGACTTTTAACAGCAAAGGTAGTAGGATAAGGTACTATATAGATGGCATCGAAGTTACAAATGAAAAAAGAAGTAAAGCTAAGGAAGTAATTTATAATCTTAAAATAAATAACAAACTTAAAACTAAATAAATTAGGTTGGTATTATAAAAAAGTACTACCTTTGACAAAACAAATAACATTAACTAAAAAATAAACACAATGAGAAAACTAAAAGTAAACACAAAATTAACAATTAGAAAAGTTAATAGATTAGATAACATCGATAAAACTGGCTTAGCAATAGGAGTATTTTTCATCTTACCTGCTGTAATCGCGATAATAAACAATGTAATAGTTAACGGCTCAAATCTTATATAATATGAACGAAACAATCCAAAAATTAAGAGAGTATTTAAACCTTAATGATGATTGGTATATATCAAATCAGTTAGACATATTAGAGAAACAAATAGCTTTAGAAATTACAAAAGCAGAATTAAAACAAGTAACAGAATTAAACAACTTTATAAAAAAATAAATTATGACTTACACAAAAGAATTAAACTTAGTAGAATTTAAATTTTGGTCAGGTGCAATCCAGCACGAATTTACATACAATGAGTTAAAGCAATTAGAGTTTATATTAGAGGATTTGTATCACGAAAAACCACTAACAGAAACAGGTATAAACGATTTATTTTGGTTTGAAGATGAATTACTTTGCGAATGGTTAGGAATAGATTTTAATGAGTACGAAAACAGATAAAATATGAAAGCAAAAATAAGTATATCAACAGCGTACAAAATAAGCAAAAGCCAGAAAGATTTTTTTCTCTATAGACTAAGCAAAGATGAAACAAAAATAGTAGATTACTTACTTACTAATGATTTAAGCAGGTTTAGAGACCACTTTAATAATAAATTTAGATTAGTGGAGGATATTAAAAAACAAATAAAAAACTTTAAAATACAATTATAATGAGACAAATAACAAGAGAAAGTGTAAACGCTTTTATGACTAGGAAAGAATTTAACAAGCAAAACACTAAAGTTTCAACGCTTAAAAATAAATGGTATTTAAAACTACATAACAATATTATAGCAGTTTTACACCCTGATAATACTTTAATGATTACCAGTTCAGGCTGGTTTAGCAATACGACAAAAGAAAGATTAAACGCCCTGCAAGGTGTTAACATAGTACAAAAAAACTTTGTTTGGTATCTTAATGGTAAGGAATGGAACGGAGAATTAACAGAGATAAAATAAAAGTATTACATTTACAAAGAATTTAAAAACTATAATTATGAACAACATTAACAACATTAACAACATTATCTATTGTATTGACGCACATTACAACGAACTAGAAATAAATGATTTCGATTTCTACAATGATTTTACTAACAAATTAAATAAGTAAGATATGACCGAACAAATAAATAACATTTCAAAACAAATAGAATTGACAAAAGACAAAGTGTATCAATCAAACAATATTATAAATATACTACACTTTTACACAAATATAAATAACAATTCTTCCGTATTAGAGATGCTTGAAGATGTTAAAAAAGAAGTACTACTCCAAGAGGAGTTAATCAAAGAAACTCTTTTGTGATTAAGTAAACAAATAACAATTAAATAAGCCTATATTAATTAATTTTAGTATAGGTTTTTTATTTAGATTGAAAATAAATAGTAAATTTATTAAAATATATTTGGTCAGTATTCAAATAAATATTATCTTTGAGTATAATTAAAAACTTATATTATGAAAGAGTATTTTTTAAAAGTTGCTAATAAAGATTTAAGGATAAACAGAGCTTATTTATCAGTTTTTGAAAACGATAAAGAGACTACTCTAATCGAGTATATAACGCCAGTTACAAAAAACGGATGGGAGTCTTCTAAGAAAATATACGAGAACTTAGATATTTTAGAGCGTGAAAGTGATTGTGAATTAATAATAACAGAGAATTGTGCTAATATGCTTATTGAAAAATACGCCAATGTAAAAGCTAAGGTATTTAACAAGACACCAGACTATTACACTTCGTTTAGTAAAGCTCACGCAATAGCTAATTTTATATCTAAAAATGGGACTGACCCATACGACATAGGATAAATAACACATACAATTAACTAACCAAATAGCCCTCTTAATTGAGGGTTTTTTTATATACAAATATATTGACAAATGTAGTAAGGAATATATGAGAATATAATAGAGACTTAAAACCAATAAATAAACTCATCTAACAGCTTATAATCTAACAACAATACTAACATACCAGATAAATATTTAAATAGCTTAGAGAGGCTTAGAATAGATATAGAGTATTAACGTAATATGGATAATGTATATGTGTAGTAAGCCGATTAAGTGAATTCAACGTAAAATGAATGTTGGGTATGTGTAGTAACTCAATTCAATGAAATCAAAATATATCTAAAAAAGGTTCTATAGGGGTTTTTTTATAATTTGTAACTACTTGATTACTAGTGTTTATAAAATAATTTAGTTCCCCAACTTTTACAAATCGAGGAACTTTTTTTATATTCTATGTTTATTTACTGCTCTTGGTGTTATATCTAGTATCTCAGCTATTTCTTTACTACTTATATTTGGTTTTAGATTTACTATCTCTCTAACCTTCTCTTTAGTCTTTACTTTAGCTTCTCTACTTATCTCTCTTATCTTAACATCTATATCTAGACTTCTTCTCATATCTGCTAAATACTTTTCTTGACGTTGCTTATATTCTTTACCCCAATTATATGTATGGTGATGTATCCAAGACATAGGTTTGTTGTAGTCTTCAAAGTTGCTTATGTAATGCCTAGACCAAATATTATCTGGTTTAGACATCCACACAAACTCATAACCATCATATACTACTTTATGATTAGTTACTTCTTTCAGGTTCTTTAATTGTTCTGTAGTCCAGTTAGTCATTAATTACTAATATAAGTTAATACTAATGCTATAATACCTACTATAGCTAATCTAAATACGAATACTAATGGTTCTTTCATAATTTATTTATTTAATGCTATTACTGTTAATATTATTACTAACGCTACTACTGAAGATGCTAAGAAGAATGTTATTACTCCTTGTAATGTTGTTGATTTATTTTCCATATCTATTTGTCTCCACTTAAATCACATAGCCTAGTAATAAATTCCGTTCTAATCTCACTTTCTAGGTTCCCCATAGCTCCATTAAACACTTCCCTCTCTCTCTCCAGCATTCCTTCTGCTAACCTTATAGAGTTTATTACTCCTCCTTTATACATAGCATCATCTTCTGAGATAGAATCTCTTAAATCCTCTAATTGCTTTATTAATTCTTGTATTGGTGTTTTCATATCTATTTGCTTTAATGTTTGTTAGTTAAATATCTTTCTAATCCTGCTAAAGCTCTCCAAGCTACTTTAGTTAAGTGTAATACACCATCATCATCTATAGGGTTTATAGTATGGTCTATAAGATGTCTTGTTAAAGCATCATACTCATCTTTAGATTTATCCATATCCCAATGTAATGGTTTGTCTGGATGGTGTTGTTTATTTCCAGCTTTACTACATCTAGCCACTTCTTTTAAAGCATTTGGAAAGTATTTTAATACTCCACTAAATACTGGTGTAGCTTTTCTACTAGCAGCTTTATCTGTAGGACTAACAACCTCTGCTTCTACATTGATATCATTAACAGACTTATTAAAGCCATATAACATATCTTGTTCGTAAGTCATAGTCTCGGTGTAATGCTCTCCGTTATTACCGTTCTGAGCTATTGTTCTCATTCTTCTTTCGTGTTCTTCTGATTCTAGCATTTCTGCCATTTTTTCTCTTGTATTCATTATGTTATTATTTTTAGTATTTTATTTAAATGATTTATGTCTTTACCCATAAGAGCGTTATACACCTCTTGTCTAATATCGCTTATAACACTATTCCTAGCTATGCTACTATTTTGATACGTGTCAGTAGATTCTATTATAGCTCTTAACTCTAAGTAGTACATTTTATACTTAGGCATTACTTCTAAATCATTATCTACTACTTTTATGGAGTGCATTACATTATCGTGCTTCTGACCAAATAAGTCTCCTATATCTTGGTATATCATACCAGTAAGTTCTCTTATAATCTTACAAGCATACATTCTAGGTCTAACTATATTAGTCTTTCTACTCTTTATCCTGCAATCTGTCTCGAAGTATTTGTTTACCTGCACTATTACTTCCTTCGCTATCTCGTATTGTTCCTTTGTCATATTGTTCTAGTTTACAGTAGCAACCACCAACTCTTAGTTGGCAGTCGCATATCCTTTGTTGCATATTATATTTTATCTATTTTAGCTTGAGCATCTTTTAAATATTCCTCTCTATTGTCTTCGTAATCACTTAAAAGACCCTCTATAATAACTAATTCATCTAAATCTAATCCAGCTATAGTTGTTACTACAGAATCTATCTTATTTAATATATTAGTAGTCATTTCTGGGTCTGAAGCATAAACTGAATCAAATTCTTGTCTTACTATAGGTTCTAACATCTTATTAGTCCTATTAATCTGCTGTTTTAAGCTACTTTTATATCTATTTGTTAATACTAGCTCTTCGTTAGCTTCTAAGAGCAACTGAGACATTAATACTGATTTTAAATAGCTAATTGTTTCTTTACTTACTTCCATTATATACCTGTGTTTATACCGTTATCAATTACTTGGATTATGTGTCTAAATGTAGACCTTTCTTGTTCGCCAGTTACATCTGTTCCATTTAAGAACAATTTATAATGGTCTTTCTTAGTTTTTCTTAATTCAATGTTATTCATTTCTACTTGCTTTTAAATTCATTACGCTTTTAAAGAACTTTCTGTCCTGTACTAGATTATCTTTTATAAATTTCTCTATTAAATAATATTCAGCCATAAACATCTCTAGCGAATACCTAATTATCTGACCATCTTCAGCCTTCTTATCTTGTATGTGTTTAAGGAAGTGATAGCTACCGTCAGTATCTGTCTCCATAAAGACTGTTACTTTACTTTTGTCATTCTCATAACTTGTTAAATCTTCTATTTGCATATTTAGTTGTTTTGAGTTGCAAACATACGATAAATTATTGACGTATGCAAGCTTTTTGTTAATTATCTGCAATAAGTGTCTAAAAAGTCCCTAGTATCCTGCATTGACATCATATCCCTCATATACTCCGTATGTAAATCTACAGTATAATCAAATAGCTCAGTCATAGTTTTAGCAGTAATCTCTAATGGTGTTTCTCCATATTTAGAATATATCTCTATTGTAAATGAGCAGTCCCAAGACGTAAATCTTACATCTGCATCGTATTTACCATTATCGTACACTATATCAACCCCTTCGCTATCTACTTCTGGGTGTATGTCTTTTACGAACTCAATAATTTCTGTTTGTGTCATCTTTTTCTCTTCTTTTTAGTTAAATAATCTTTTTCTGGTATGCCTTCTATATTAGAAAACCTAGTTCTTAACTCTAATCTAGCAAAAGACTTTCTTAAACCATCGCTACGAACAAGCGTATCTATGGCATTTTCTACTCTTCTACCCGTACATTCTGTTTGAACAACCTCGTATATCTGATTACTAATCAGACACTTAAACCTCTTAAATGTTATAATATTATTTGAATCTAATAATTCCATACGCAAATATACGAAAAATAAATGAGACTACCAAATAATTAACACATATAATTTAAAAATAGTTATCTTTATATACAAAAATAATATATGAATCAAAATTTTAACTTAAACATACCAAAGTCTTTAAGAGGAGTAAAATTAAAGGATTGGATTAAGTTCATTGACGTTTACGAGAAAAATAAAGACAACGAGTCTAATGATTTTCTAAATAAGAAGATGTTAGAGATATTTTGTGATGTAGATTTAAAATCATTACTTAAAATACCAGTATCTAGCTTTGATACTATTATAGCTCACTTATATGACACTTTAAACTCAGATACACCATTAGTTAACACGTTTAAAATGGTAGGAACAGATGGAGTAGAGGTTGAATTTGGCTTAATACCTAACCTAGATAAGATGTCTTATGGTGAATGGGAGGATTTAGAGAATTATATTTGGGATAATAAGACACTACATAGAGCTATGGCAGTGCTTTATAGACCTTTAATATGGCAAATTGGAGGTAAATATAGAATACACGAGTATAAAGGTACTGATTTCTATGCAGACCTTATGAAAGAGATGCCAATAGATATAGCTTTAGGTGCTAGGGTTTTTTTTTATCGTTTAGTGAAAAAATTAGGGGATTATACGATGGACTCTATACTAAATCAATATCAGAAGGAAATGGAGAGCAACTCAGAAACAGTTTCGGAAGAAAATGGAAAGGCTATCCAGCAATACTTGAGCTTGCGCAAGGAGATGTCAGAAGAATTGACGAAGTTACAGCATTACCAGTTCATCAATGCTTAATGTACTTAGAGTACGCTAAAGAAAAGAACGAATTAGAGAATAAGTTAATAAAACAAAGTACAAGATAATGAAACACGTTTACGACATACTAGATGTATTAAGGGATGAGCTTAGAAGTAATCCTTCGGTAAATACGGTCTCCTACGGAGACATAACTGACTTAGATTTAGATAAAACGACAATGTTCCCATTGTCGCATCTACTAATCGATAGTGCATCTTACGGAGAAAGAACTATTACATTTAGAATAAAGGTGTTATGTGCTGATATAGTAGACTATAATCAACTAGAAAACCAATTTGATGAGTTTTACGGTAATGACAACTTGCACGATGTTATGAATACTCAGTTTCAAGTAATAAATTCACTTATAATGAAATTAATGCGTGGAGACTTGTTTAAATCTAATTATCAAGTAACTACAACTCCTGTAGCAGAGCCATTTAAAGAGAAATACGGAAATGTATTAGCAGGATGGGCTACAGATATAGAAATAGAAGTACCTAACGGAATAAGCATCTGTTAATGGAGAATAAGCACCTAAAAGAAGCGTTAAGAGAGGCTGGTAGGCTAATAAAAGGAAAGTTAAAGGCAGAAGCATCTAACGACGGGTTTAGAGCTTCTGGAAAGCTAGATAAGTCTTTTAGATATAGAGTCATAAAGAATGAGCTTCATTTGTTTGGAGAAGAGTATGCTAACGCTTTATCTAAAGGTATAACCGATAAAGGTAAGTATAACTATGATATGGCTGAAAAGCTAGAAAAATGGGCTAGAAGTAAAGGTATGAGACCTTTGTTTAGGAATAAAAAAGGTAGGTTTAGGAACGTAACCACTAGCAGCTGGAAATCTTTAGGATATGTATTAGCAAGAAGTATAGCTGGTAAATCCCCTTCAGAAAATAGAAAAAACAAAAACGGAGGTATTTCTAAGCGTTTTGGATACAAAGGTAGTGGGTTTATACAGACCGTAAAGAATCAAATGAAGAAAGAGGTTGCAAGCATCATATCAGCAGGTTACAAAAAGGATATATTAGCAGAATTAGATAAAATAAAAAGAATATAATATGGCATTAATACTAACAAGAAGTCCTTATCACATAAGCAGAGGCTCTTTAGACGCTAACGCAGGTTTAATTGTTGAGATATCTACAAATGTAGACGGTGTATCAACAATAATAAACTCATATACTCTAAACTTTAGAAATAAAAAGTACATAGATATATCTAGTATAATAGGTAGCGAATTTAATTCTACAGATAAAATACTATATGTAAAGATTACTGTGTCTGGAGCTATAAATGGAGTAAGTCAGTCCGACAGCGTGTCTAATTACTATGCTTCAAATGGTTACTTGTATAGTTCTGATGATTACAACGAAGATTTTTCATCTACATTAAGAGCTAACGGTTACTACACAGGTAGCTCTGATGTAGTGTATAAATTAAGTAATTCTAGTTTAAGCATACCATTACTAAACACTTCTTTAACTACATTAATGGATAATAAAGTAGGAAACCCTGCTTTTGATAGCTCAACTGATTGGCAAATTCAATCTGGAGACGTTATAGAGGATGGGGTGTTAAAGTGTGGTGGTACTTTTGGTGGTAGGAATTATTTAGGATTTAACCCAACCACAGGATTAGACTACAAGGTATCATTCGAGATATCAAATTACACAAGTGGAGACATAGCCTTCTTTACGGGAAGTGGTGGTACTAGGATTACAGATTATTTATCAGCTAACGGTAGTTACGAGTTTAATTACACTCAAGATGCAACAACTCTTAATATGTTTTCGCTATATAGTCCAAGTGGGTTTGTAGGTCACATAGACAATGTATTTTTAGGGGAGAGAACATCGACAAACTACGAAGAGGTAACCATAGACGCTAAATATAATGGCTCTATAGTAGGAACTAGAAATTTAGAGTTTGATTCTGATACAAACACAGCTAGTCAAGAGGTTCAATTCAATATAGACGATATAGATGAGGTTGTTATTACTACAGACCATACGACTAAAACAGTTAAAGTAAATCCAATTACCGAGTGCAAGTATAGTCCTTACATACTAACATTTAAAAACAGGTACGGTGTAGATGAAGACTTATGGTTTTTCAAGAAATCTAAGAGAAAGCTAACTGTAGAGGGAGAGGACTTTAGATTTAATCAAATAGACACAAGAATAGCAGGAGGATTAACTAGGTCTATACAAGAATATAATAAAAACGGAAAAGAATCTATAACACTTAACTCTGGTTTTGTCGTAGAGGCACTTAACGAGTCTTTTAAGCAACTTTTATTATCTGAAGAGGTGAAACTATATGATTTTGATAATAGTTCAACACAAGCTGTTAAATTAAGTCTAAGCAGCTTAGATTACAAAACTGTAACAAATGACAAGCTTATAAACTACACAATAGAAGTAGAATTTAGTAATAATATAATAGACGATATAGTTTAATGAAATTACAACCTCAATTATATATAGACACAAGTGGTAATCCATTAGGAGAGCCTACATTTGAAAGAGTGGACTTCTTTGACTTTGAATCAATAGAGCTTAACTCTTCGTTTCAAGATATTAGAGATATATCAAAAGTATTTACTGATTACTCTAAGACATTCTCTGTACCTGCATCACCTAAAAACAATAAAATATTTAGACACTACTATAATTCAAATATAGAAGATGGTTTTGATGCTAGGATAAAACAAAAAGCAGAGATATATCTTAATGGGGTGTTATTTAAAGTGGGTTATGTTAGGTTAACTAAATCTACTTTTAAATCATCAAGACCTCATTCTTATAGAATAACATTTTTTGGTGCTTTAACTAAAATACAAAACGTAATAGGTGTTTCTGAGCTTTCTGAGTTATCTACTTTAGATAAGTACAATCATACTTATAATATAGACACTGTAAACAATGGTTTTACAACAGGATTAGAACTTTCTAGTACAGGTATGGTAGCTGGTGCTGGTAAAGATATAGTATATCCGTCTATATCTGCTTCAGAAAAGTGGTTTTATAATTCTTTTGCATCTGAACCTCCAGAAAAATTTAATCAAGGGTATAGCACTAACATATACGACTCATCTAATGATGGTAGTTACGGAATAAATTGGTTAAACCTAAAACCAGCTATAAAAGTTAAACACATAATATCTGCTATTGAAGATAAGTATTCTAGTATAGATTTCTCTGATGATTTCTTTGGAACTGCTGAGTTTGACGATTTATATATGTTACTACATAGCAATAAAGGAGCTTTATCACCTGCTTCATCTACCAATGCAGATACTTCTGTAACTTATAGGATAGGTTCTGGAGACACTGATTCGGATTTTAATTTAGATACTGGAAGTACAGAGAGAAGACCTATGTTAACCTATTGGGAGAATGTAGGATTTAACCAAGTTAGAGTATTTCAATATCACGTTATTGTTGATGTAAGTAATGTAACTAAAAGTGGTGGTGGAACTAACCCTGTATATACCGTAGAAGTATTAGACGGAAATACCGTTATAGATAGGTCTGCAGGTCTGAATGGAGATGCTCAAGTCACTTCTGTGTTATGTTCTGAGAATAGAAAAGAGTGGGGAAACATAAGTGTTAGAATAAGCTCTACTGAAAACGAATTAGCTACTTTTGAGCTAGATGTTGAACTAAAGAAGTTTAGATTTAAGGTAAATAGATTAGGTGTTACTGATGAGTATATCTGTGATGTACAGAATTTTATAAATGATGGTGGTACTCCTGTAACAGAATCTAGTCTTTATTCTACAAAAATAGCTGGAACTCAGTCATTAGTTCAAAATATAGAGATAACTAGAAATATGCCTAAAATGAAGATAATAGACTTCTTGACAGGTATATTTAAAACATTTAACCTTACTGCTATAGTTGGCAACGATGGTCAAATACAAGTAAAGCCATTAATAGACTTTTATAACACAGGAAACACTATAGATATAACTAATATGGTTGATAAGAGTGAGTTAGAGGTTAATAGAATGGATTTATTTAAAAACATAAGTTTTGAGTTCTCAGAGCCTAAAACTTTTGGTATAATAAACAATAACGAGCTAGCTCAAACAGATTACGGTAACTTAGATTACGAATCTGTAGCTAATGGAACGGATGCTAGTTTAATATTTGATGGAAAAGATTATAAGGTTAAATTACCATTTGAAAAGTTGTATTACGAGAGACTATTTGACGAGAACTCTCCAGAAAGTAGAACTAGCTTCGGTAATGGTTGGTTAGTAGATAAAGACCAAAACGAAGTTATCACTAAACCTATATTATTCTTTAATGTAGTTCAGCCTGTTGATACTTCTAGGTTTAGAATAGGTTTCTTAGGTAAATCACTAATAAGTCAATACAACAGAGCTAGTAATTCAAACGCTAGCGAGTATTGGGCAACTTCAGATTGGTATGTAGAGCAAGGTACAAAAAGCCTTAACTTTAATGGTGAGTTTGACGAGTTTAGCTTTACTTTAGTAGCTAGAGGCTTGTTTAGGAAGTATTATAGTGATTACATATCAAGTGTATTTGACAGGAAAACTAGAGTGTTTAAGTTAAAAATGAAGTCTAGTATATCGTTTTTATTAAATTACAAGATTAACGATACTTTAGTTATAGACGGTGAGAACTTTTTGATAAACAATATAAGAACAAACCTAAGCACAGGAGTTACAGACCTTGAATTGATACTTAAATTCTTCTCTAGTGAAGATATAGACCCTGTTGGAGACCCTTTAACTACACCTACAGGATTGTACTTAATACCAACTATACAAGATGATAGATTAATTATAGGTTGGTTAGCTAATCCAGAAGGTGAGTTAGTAAAAGGATATAAAGTATATGTAGATGGAGTTTTAACAGCTACACTACTTAGACAAACTTCTTATACTATTCAAGGACTATCAAGTAACACTTCTTATGATGTTCAGATATCAGCTTATGATTCTCAAGGAAACGAGTCTTCTCTAACTTCAGTACTAACAGCTACTACAGGTTCTTCAGATACAGAAGCTCCTACAGCACCATCTAATCTTGCTGTTACTGTTTACTCAGAGTTTTCTGCAAGTTTATCTTGGACTGCAAGTACAGATAATGTTGGTGTTACAGGATATGAAGTTTATGTTGATGGAGTATTAAATCAAACAGTAACATCTACTACTGCTAACATACTAGGATTAACAAGTAATACAGTTTATGAATTTTATGTTAGAGCTAAAGATGCAGTACCTAACTATTCAGATATAAGTAACTCAGTACAAGTAAGAACATTATGATAATAAAACAAGCATTAGAATTACTAGCTGGTGATGACTGGCTAATAGCAGACAAGGATATACAAATAGCAAAAGGATTGTACGAATTACCTACAACATTTGCTGAATTAAGAATGAATAATAAACGGAAAAAACTACTAAAATAATGGCTGACGAAAATAAGATTTTTTATAAAATAGAGGTTCACGGAGAGCAAGGTGTTGCTACTATCCGTAATATGAAAGGTGAGTTCGTAAAGACAAAAGTACCTGTGCAAGACTTGAATAAAGTTATGTCAGATATGAACGGAACTATGTCTATTACCAGTAGTGAGGCTGGTAGGCAAATGGCTAGGTTGAAAAAACTTAGAAGCGATGTTCAGATAAATTCAAAAGAATATCAGAACCTAACTAGGTCTATGATGGGATACCAAAAAGTTCTTGACGGAACAGGTAGAGCTACTGGAGCTTCTGCTTCTGCTGCTATGGAGCTTGGTAGAGTTGTATCAGATATGCCTTACGGTATTCGAGGTGTTGCAAACAACTTGTCTCAGTTTGCTTCTCAAATGGCTTTCGCAGCAAAATCAACAGGTAGTTTAAAGTTGGCTATTAAGGATTTATTTACAGCCTTAACAGGTCCTTTGGGCGTACTGTTAGCTATACAGGCTGTAATTGCTGCGTTTGACCATTTTTCTCAAAAAAAGAAAGAAGCTAAGACTGCATCAGAAGAACACAATAAAGCTCTTAAAGAGGAGATTTCAACTCTAAAAGGGTTTGTTGATATATTGTCAAATGTAAACTCAACTACTAGCGACAGAAATAGAGTTATAATAGCAGCTATTGCTAGCAACAAGGATTACGCTAAATCTTTAAATGAAAGCTCTAGTACATTGTTGGCTCAAGAAGAGGCTTTAAGAGATTTACTTGAACAGAAGCAGAAACAGTTAGAATTAGACCAAAAGTTAATAAAACTAAATGAACTAAATAATAGTGGATTACAAAACGAAAACAGAAGCATAGATGATTTAAAAGAAAGACTTTTAGAACTGAAAGAGATTAGGAAAAAGGAACTAGAAGATGTTGGAGCTAATAGAGCTAGAGCTATAATAATGTCTTATCAGAAAGAGCTAACTTACTTAGATGACACTATAAGTAAGTTAGAGCAAAGAAAAAAAATACTTGAAGAGATAGAAAATCTTTTTGAACCTCCCAGACAGGTTGTAGAACGTTCAGTAGAGTGGTATAAACAGCAAATATCTTTCGCTGAAAAAACTAGAGACCAGTTATCTACGACAAGTAGAGCTTACGCAGACCAAACTAAAGTTATTGAAGGTCTTAGGAAGGAGTTAGAAAAGATTACTGGAGGAGATGGTAAGAGAAAAAAAGTAAATTACCTTGATTTTAAATCCCTAGAAGAAGGTCGTGGAAAAATCATAGCTGAGATAATGAAGACTGATGAGAAGATAGCTTTATTATCTGCTAAAGACAAGAAAAGTAGACTTATTATACAGAGAGACTTCCATTTAAGAAGATTAATGGCTGTAGATGGAGCTAATTCAGAGTTAATAGCTAAATACAAAGAATATTACGCTAAACTTATTGGTATAGAAGAACAAGCTGAACTAGGAGGTGTATCTATAGTTGATAAAAAACCAACCTCTATAGGAGCAACTCCAAATCAGATTAGAGAAGCTCATTCTCAAAGAATGATTGCTTTAATGGAAACAAGTTTAGAGTATTCTAACACGGTAGTTAGCTTACTTACATCTAACACAGAAAGAGAGATAACGATAGAGCAGAATAAAACTAATGCTCTAAACAATGAACTTAGGGAAAGGCTTAATAATGAAAATTTAAGTGCTAGTGAAAGAAAACGTATTCAGTTAGAGATATCTAAGAACGATGAAGCTATGAGGGTTAAAAAAGAGAAGCTAGAAAAGAAAGCGTTCAAGATTCAAAAAGCTGCTAATATAGCTGGAGCTTTGGTTAGTACATACTCTGGAGCAAGTGCAGCTTACTTTAATACCTTGAAAAACCCAATAAACAAAATAGACCCTGCTGCTGGACTACTTAGAGCTAAGATTAATGCAGGTATAGCTACTGCTGTAGGTCTAGCTAATGTAGCTATGATTGCAAGACAAAAATTTCAATCATCTATAAGTTCAGCCCCTTCTGCTGGAGCATTAGGTGGAGGTGGTTCTGGTGGTGGTAACGATAGAAGTTTTAACTTTAATTTAGCAGGAGCTTCTAGGGAAAATCAATTAGCACAAACATTACAAGGTAGGTTTGACCAACCATTACAAGCATACGTTGTAAGTAGAGATATAACAAATCAACAGCAATTAGACGAAGAAATTACGAGTTCTGCAAGCTTTGGTTAAAAATAAAACGGAAATAATAAAAATAGTTAACTTATTAAATAAACATTATGGATACAATAGAATTAATTATAGACGAACAACTAGGTGAAGAAGGTATAAATGCCATCTCTCTAGTAGAGTTTCCTGCTATAGAGGAAAACTTTGTAGCACTTAGTAAAGACCAACATAAAGTTGAGTTTAAAACTGTAGATAAAGAGAAAAGAATTATAGTTGGACTTGCATTAGTTCCAGATAAGCTTATATATCGTCGTAGAGGAGATTACGAGTATAATATAACATTCTCTAAGGAAACTGTAAGAAAAGCGTCTGAACTATACTTAAAACGTCTTAAAAACAATAATACAACATTAGAGCATCAAGAATTTACTTCTGGAGTATCTGTAATAGAATCTTGGATAGTAGAAGACCCTAAGCAAGATAAAACTGCTTTATATAACCTAAATGCTAAAGAAGGTGATTGGGCAGTAGTTATGAAGATAGACAATGACGCTGTATGGCAAGATGTAAAGAATGGTAAGTACTTAGGTTTAAGTATTGAGGGTATCTTTAGTGATAAGAAGCAAGAAGATATGAGTGCTGTGGAAGATATAAATATAGAAGATATATCTGAAGAAGAAGCTTACGAAATGATACAAGACATTATAGAGCTTATGGATGAGGAGAAGTTAGCTTCTTATAGTGATTATCCTCAAGCTGCTAAAAACAATGCTAAAAGAGCTTTAGCTTACAAGAAAAAGAATGGTTCTAGTTGTGGTACTTCTGTAGGTTGGACTAGAGCTAGTCAATTAGCTAGTGGTAAAGCGTTATCTCGTTCTACCATTGCTCGTATGGCTTCATTTAAAAGACATCAACAAAACAAAGACGTACCTTACTCTGAAGGATGTGGTGGTATTATGTGGGATGCTTGGGGTGGTTCTGCTGGTGTTAACTGGGCAATATCTAAATTAAAAAAGATAGATAATGAGAGCTAAGTATTGTAAATGTAAAAATACATACAGCATAAAAGGTTGTAAATCAAAGAAATGTAAAACTCCCTATTACTGGTCACAAGGTATAGGGAGTATTCATATAAACAATCACGTATCTACTATAGTTAATGAAGATACTGAAAGAACTGAAACACATACTGCATCTGTAAAGACTTCTCAAGAAGGTAATGTTACGAATGTAGATACTACGAGAATTATTAATAATTAAAACTAAGCTTTATGATTAGAAACACTAGCTACAATGTTAGACCAGACAAGCATACATCTAATGAGATAGATTTACTTAGACCAGAAGAGAGTGTAATTGTTTATGATACTGATAAAAAGATAAATAAGTTTTGGAATGGTTCAAAGTGGGTTGAAGCAAACGGAGAGGTTGGTCAATCTGGTTATTCACATACTGGAGCATTCGCTGGCAAACCTTTATCAAACAATTATGTATGGGAAGCTGGAGCAGGAATAAATTATACTCAGACAGATGCAGATAATGAGTTATACAAAGTATTATCTTTAGACAGAGATGTGCATTTAGCTGTAGATAACCCTTATTGGTCTACACCTACCCCAAGTGGGGTAACAGATATAGGGTTGTTTCAAGGTGCTAACTTGCCAAAAGATATTAGCTCTTTAGTAGATTATTCATTTGACTTTGATACGGAATACCCTTCATCTAGTGGTACTGGATTTGAAGGAAGTACGGGTAGAATTAGATTGAATGATTGTGTATATGGCGACCAATTAAGAGTGCGTTTTGATTTCAATACTATACCTCAGATTGCAAACACAACCGTAGAACCAGCATTATGGTACAGCAACAGAGATGACAATGACAATATAACATTCACATTCCCATTAACTACTCAGCCTATATTTTACGGAGGAGGAACAGTAGGAAATACTTACTTAAACAGAGTTGAGATTAGTGCTTGGATAACTTCTAATGAAGATGTTAACGCCTTGACATTACCCTCTATAAAAGCAGATAACCCTATTATAATACAACCTTTAGGAATTTTAATAACAATTTTAAGATAACAGTATGGCGATAAAGATAATTAGAAACGAGGCTGGTAACTGCGTAACCTTTCAAGGTTCATCTAACCCAGTATATTGGAACTCTTGTTTAAGTGGAGAGGTGGATGCTACAGAGCCTCAATTAATAAATATAAAAAACGATGTAAGAAGTATAGATGAAGAAGATACTGTTTATGAGTTTTATAGAATACCATATACAGACTTTCAAGATTCTGACGGAAACTCCTTTTCTACTCCTCAAGAATGTGCTACATACATAACCAACGAATGTAACGTACTAGGAAGTATAGGCCAACAAGTTGCTTCTGACTCTGATAGTTTTGATTTTTATATTGACTCGAAAGATAATACAGTAATAATGAGTACTGGGGATTACTTTCCGATAAACACTATACACGCAGTACTAGAATCATCAACTTTAAGTATAACGTCTATAGTAGGTTCTAAAACGTATTATTCAAATATAAATTTAAGTAATGTTTCAATAGAAGGTTCAGCAGTTACTGGAACTGATGCAGAAAAGATTAACTCGCTAAACGCTATATTTCAAAACACTGGAACTGCGTCTGGAAACATACCCTCAATAACTTCTAGCCTAGCTGTTAGTCTTACTCAAGGAGAAACTTTAAATTACGAGTTAACTGCTAATTATGGAGTTGGTTATGAATGGGATTTATCTAATGCTAGTGGTGTAACTACAGTTGAAGGTAATATTAGAAAGTTAATTGGAGGTTCTTCTTTAGCCGCAGGCACTTACAACATACCTGTTAAAGCAATAAACTACAACGGGGAAGATTCTGAGACAATAGTTTTAACGGTTTCAAACCCTCCTTTTGCAAACACAAAAAGTATTCAGTTTAGCAATCAAGATTATGCAGGAGCTAACGCTTCATTGCTAGATGGTGTTTTAGGTAGAAGTGGTAACGGTAGTGGAAGTAGTGATGCTTGGACTATATCTTTTTGGATAAAGCCTACAAACTCATCAAGTGGTAGAGTCATATTCTATTACGGTTCAAATGACACAACTAACGGAGGTTATGTTGAAATAAGACTAACAAGTGTAAACAAAATAAGGTTACAGTACGGAAGCGATAATAACCACGTTAAAATACTAGCACCTAATGGCTTAAGCGTTGGTACTTGGCAGCAAATAACAATGACTTATGATGGAGGTACAACAGGAGCATCAAGTGTAGATGTAAATAATTATTATTCTAGGTTTAAAATTTACATTGATGGTGTTAACCAAACAACCAACAATAGTCATTCTAATTACGGATGGAGTGGTGCTATAAGTGGTCAGAACCTAAGAATAGGTAAGTTGGTTAGTGGTAACACGTTAGATGGAGAAAAGGTAGATGAGTTTGCGATATGGGATAGTAACCAAAGTAGCAACATCTCTAGCATATACAATAGTGGTTCTACATTTGATTTATCTACATTAACAACAGAGCCTAAGCATTGGTGGAGAATGGGAGATGGAGATACATACCCTTACTTACAAGACAATGGTACTGAAGCTAGTTGTGCGTTTCAAATGTACAATATGACAAGTGCTAACATAGTAACCGACACTCCGTAACCTTTTGGCTATTAGTGTTATAGAGCTGAAAATAAAACAGTTAGAATAAAAATAGTTATATTAATATATAAAAACAATCAATTATGAACAGTAAAGAAATTCTTACAAGCATCAAAGAATTAGTAGGTTTATCTAAAGAGGAAGTTACTACTGAAATTGAAGCTACAGAAGAGGTTGTCTTATCTACAGAAGAAGTTGTTGAAGAAGTTATCGAAGAAAAAGTTGAAGATGTAGAGTTGTCTACAGAAGAGACTAAAGAAGAGGTAATTGAAGAAACAGTTGAATTAGCTGAAGAGAAAGAGGAGCCTAAAAAAGAAGCTGCACCTGCAGTTGAAGCACCAGTTCAAATGAACTTTGCTACTCAAGAAGAGTTATCTCAAGTTAAACAAGAATTGTTATCTATGATTAAAGCAATGATGGAAGACAAGTCTGATTATAGCGAGGCTGATGTACCTGCTAAATTATCTGCTGAAGAAAAAGAAGCTGTAGAGCTTTCTGAAGAAGTAGAAGAAGAAGTAGTTCATTCTCCAGAGAGTGTAACTGAGACTAGACAGAAAAACTTTAATAACAAAGGAATGACTGCTGCCGAACGAGTGTGGTCAATGATTAATAATTAATTAAATTAAATTTAAAATTCGCTAAAATTATGGCAACAAGTACAAGTATTACTACTACCTATGCTGGAGAAAGTGCTGGGAAATACATCTCGGCAGCTTTATTAGCTGGTAACACAATCGCTAACGGAGGTTTAACTATTAGACCAAACGTTAAATTTAAAGAAGTTGTAAAAAGATTAGAATTAGACGGTATCGTAAAAGATGGTACTTGTGATTTCGCTGACACTTCTACATTAACACTTACTGAAAGAATCCTTCAACCAGAAGAATTTCAAGTAAACTTAGAATTATGTAAGAAAGATTTCCGTTCTGATTGGGATGCTATCTCAATGGGATATTCTGCTTTCGATAACCTACCTTCTTCTTTCCAAGACTATTTAATCGGTCACGTTGCTGCTAAAGTAGCACAGAAACAAGAAATCAATGTATGGAGAGGAGTTAACGCTACTGCTGGTGAGTTTGATGGTTTTTCTACTTTATTAGCTGCTGATGCTGATTTACCTGCTGCTCAAGAAGTTGCTGGTACTTCTGTTACTGCTGCAAACGTTGTAGAAGAATTAGGAAAAGTTGTAGACGCTATTCCTTCTGCTTTATACGGAAGAGATGACTTAATGATTTATGTTGCTCAAAACGTATTTAGAGCTTACAAGAGAGCTTTAGGTGGTTTTCAAGCTAATGGTCAAGGAGCTGCTGGTTTCCAAGATAAAGGTAACAATCAAGACATCAACATCCAATACTTTGATGGTGTAAAAATCTTTATGGCTAACGGACTTGCTTCTGATACTATGATTGCTACTACTAAAGATAACTTACATTTCGGTACTGGACTTATGTCTGACCAAAACGAAGTTAAGATTTTAGATATGGCTGATTTAGATGGTTCTCAAAACGTAAGAATCATTATGAGATTTACTGCTGGTGTTCAGTATGGAATTGTTGAAGATATCGTAACTTACGGAATCGTTAACTCTGCTAACTAAGATTAGTATAACATAAACTAGAGAGGGTAGGTGGTTAATCTGCTTACCCTTTTTTATTAACTTTAAAAAATATAATATAATGAGTTGTGATATTTCAAGAGGTCGTTTAGAGCCTTGTAAAGATTCAGTTGGTGGATTAAACGCTGTTTATTTCGTTAACAAAGGTGACTTAGGTGCTATTACCTATGATGTTACCGACACAGATGTTATTGATGCTGTTGCAGGAACACCTTCTGCTTACAAATTTGATATCAAAGGAGCTTCTACTTATACGGAGAACATTACTTCTTCTCGTGAGAATGGAACTACTACTTTTGAGCAAGTTTTAGAACTTCAATTAACAAAATTAACTAAAGAAGACCATAAGACAGTTAAATTATTAGCTTTCGGAAGTCCTACTATTTTAGTAGAAGACAATAACGGAAACGTATTTGTTGCTGGTTTAGAACACGGATTAGATGTATCTGGTGGTACTATCGTATCTGGAGCTTCTATGGGAGATATGAGTGGATATACTTTAACATTCTCTGGAATGGAAAAAGCACCTGCTAACTTCTTAGGAGATACTATCTCTGCTGTAGGATTCTCAGTTACTGAAGGAGTATAATTAAATAATACCCCTAAATATTAATTAAGCCTTGCATTATGTGTGAGGCTTTTTTATTATAAAACAAAATAATTAAAAATAGTTATCTTAGTATGATAATATTACAACCAAGCACATCAAATCAAACTATATATATAATGCCTAGAGTAGACCTGTCTACAGCTATAACATTATCTATTAAGTTAAGAAGAGATGGAGATGCTAAGTCTGAAACAATAACTAATGCAGTAGTAGGTAGTAATGGAAACTTTACAACATTAGATTTATCTAGCACTATATTATCTGAAGGTTCTACTTACTTTATGGAGATAGAAGCAGATGATAACTTAGCTTACAGAGACAAGATATTCTGTACTAGTCAAAATGATTATTCAATTAAGCACGTAGTAGCTCAAACAAACTATACACCTTATAGTGCTACAGATGATAATACATATATTATATAATGGAAAAAAAACAACAACAAAACGTAAGAGTACTTAATTTATCGTCTTACGAAGCACCAGAAGTAAAAGAAGTACACAACAGGGATTGGGTTTCTTGGGGTGATGACAACAATTACTTTGGTAGACTTATAGAGTTAGATACATCAAGTCCAACTAATGCTAGATGTAATAATGGTATTGCTGATATGGTATTTGGTAGAGGTATTGAATCTACTAACTCTGAGCTGTTACCAGAACATTATGTAAGAATGAAGAAGCTATTAAGACCTAGAGAAATCAAAAAGGTTGTAATAGATAGAAAGAAGTTAGGTCAAGCTGCAATTAAACTTACCTACAATAGAAACAAGACTAAGATATTAAAAGTATCTCATTTTCCTATGGAGACTCTAAGAGCTGAGAAAGCTAACTCTAAAGGAATTATACAAGCATACTACTATCACCCTAAATGGTCAGATGCTAAACCTAACGACAAGCCTAAAAGAATACCTTGTTTCAAACACGGAAGTAAAACACAAAGAGAAGAGCTTTATATAATCAAACCTTATAGAAGTGGGTTTTACTACTATTCTACTCCAGATTACCAAGCGTGTTTACAGTATGCTGATTTAGAATGTGAAGTATCTAATTACCATATATCTAATATACAGAACGGATTAGCACCTTCTTTATTTATTAACTTTAACAATGGTATTCCTAACGAAGAAACTCAAGGAGCTATCGAGAAGAAGATTAATGATAAGTTTTCTGGAAGCTCTAATGCTGGTAGAACTATTATTGCATTTAACGAGTCTTCTGAAACACAAGCTAATATAGAGGCTATACACTTACCAGATGCTCACGCACAATATCAATTCTTATCTGATGAAGCTAGAGAGAAGATTATGTTAGGTCACGGTATTGTATCTCCTATCTTATTAGGTATTAAAGATAACACAGGTTTTGGTAACAATGCAGAAGAGCTTCGTACAGCATCTGTATTAATGGATAATGTAATTATCAGACCATTCCAAGATGAGATTAAATACTGTTTAGAAGATATATTAGCATTTAATGGTATTAGTCAAGATTTATACTTTGTAACATTACAACCTATAGAATTTACAGAATTAGACAACATCTCTACTAAGATTAGAAAAGAAGAGGAAACAGGAGAGAAATTATCTTCACAAATTAAAGAAGACTTTTCTGATGAAGAAGGTGATGATATGTTTAATCAATTAGAAGGTTTAGGAGAGGTTTTAAGCGATGATTGGGAAGTAATCCATAGTGAAGTATATTCTGAAGATATAAGTGACGTTAGAATGGCTACAATTAAGTCTAGTAACAAATCATCTAAAGAAGACAATGATATCTATAAAATTAGATATGCTTATATGCCAGAAAGAAAGTCTCCTAATAGCAGAAACTTTTGTACTAGAATGGAATCTTTTACTTCAAGAAATGTAGTATTTAGAAAAGAAGATATTAATATGATGTCTTTTAGAGGAGTTAACAAAGAGTTAGGTCATAACAAACAGAATTACAGCTTACTAAAATTTAAGGGAGGTAAGAACTGCCATCATTACTGGGAATTAAGAGTTTACAAAATGAAAGGTAATAAACAAGTAGACCCTAATTCAGCTTACGAGAAAGGTTTAAAAGAACCTAATAATCCAAGTGAGATGGAAGAAAGAATGATTGATAGAAAAGATAAAGGAGCTTACAGAAGCACATTAAGTAAAATAGCAAATATACTAGGAATATAATGAAAGCACTATTTATAACAATAGCAGACTTAAAAGCTAAGTCTATTATAGACGGAAACACAGATGCAGACAAGCTAATTCACCAAATAGAAGTAGCACAAGATATGCACATACAAAACTATTTAGGTGGTAATCTATATGACAAGCTACAGGACTTAATTATATCTGGAGATATAGACTTAGCGGCTAATAGCGATTATAAAGCTCTTAGAGACGTTTATATTAAGCCTATGCTAATATGGTTCACTCAGTTAGAGTATTTGCCATTTGCTATGTTTAAAATAGACAACGGAGGTATAAACAAGCATAGAGGTCAAGAGTCAGATACAGTAGACTTTAGAGATGTAGATAGAATGCAAAGTAAGATTACAGATAGAGCTGAGTTCTATACTAAAAGATTCTTAGACTATATTTGCTTTAATAGTCAGAAGTTTCCAGAGTACAATAATAATAGTAATGGAGATATGTATCCAGACAAGGATGCTAATAGCTTTTCAAGTTTTGTACTGTAATGAGTGTAAAGGCAAAATATAAAACTAAGTTAAAAAATATAATTAAGCTAGAAGCTTTTTATAATAAGATTAATAAACAAACAATAAATAAAGATGGCAAACGAAATATATCCAGTTAGTTGGTGGGGTAGTCCAGTAGAAAATGGCTGGGGAGGTATCTATTATGATTTATCAGTAACAAGTGCAATACCTAGTTTACTATCAACTTTACAAGCAAGAGCAACTTATTATGAGAATGTGACTTGTACAACAGCAACATTAACCGAATTAGAAAACATAGAATAAGATGGCAGATAATTTATTAGATAAAGCATCAATATTACTTACACCAACTGCATACAACGATGGTAGTATGTTAAGTATTAAGCCAGAAAACGGAGATGGAGACTTTACATTTAGTAGAGATGGTAATGCTAGTAGAGTTAATTCAGCTGGTAATATAGTTACAGAAAGTGCAAACTTACCTAGAATAGACTACACAGATGGTTGTGGAAGCTGGTTGCTAGAGCCACAGAGTACGAACTTGGTAACTTATTCGAGTGATTTTAGTCAGTGGACTCTAGGTAGTAACGCAACATTATCATACGAAAGCGACATAGTTGCACCTGATGGAAGTTTAGGGGTTTATAGATTAACTTTACCTGCACAATCAAGCACTTTTTTATTAAGTAATATTTTTACTGGTCAAAACCCACTAGCCTTAAGTATTTATGCTAAATCTGCTGCAACAAATAATGATTTTAATCTTTTTGATGGAACTACCTCATCTTCTTTAAAAACTGCAACAAGTGAATGGCAGAGATTTGATTATGTTGGTAGTGGTAGTCAATTAGCTATTGTAAATCAAGGGGATACATTTATAACTGACATATACATTTGGGGTGCTCAAGCAGAAGCTCTATCCTACGCAACCTCATACATACCAACTAACGGAGCTATAGCAACTAGATTAGCTGATGTATGTCAAGGTGGAGGAGATGCTAGTGTATTTAATGATAGTGAGGGGGTTCTTTATGCAGAGGTTTCTCGGTTAAACGGTGATTTGTCAACAACTACAATAGCGATAAATAAAGGTGGTTCAGAGTTTTCTGGTTTCTCATTTAGAACTGATGGTAAAATATGGGCTGCGACTTATAATGGGACATCTTATGAAAACATATCACAATATACTCCTACGGATTTTTACGACACCTATAAAATGTGTTATAAATACAAATCTAATGATTTTGCTTTATGGGTTAACGGGGTTGAAGTTGATAGTAGTGTTGTCAATACATTGACATTAACTGGATTGAACAACCTTTCTTTTAGTAGTGGTAATGCAACAAACAAATTTTTAGGAAACGTAAGAGCATTACACTACTTCCCAGAAGCATTAACAGATGCAGAATTACAATCTTTAACAACAATATAAAATGCACATATACAAATTAGTTTTTGATACAGAACAACAAGGCAAACAAGTCTTAATAGATAACAACGTTTGGGAAGAAGTAACAATAGAGGGTGTTACAACTATGCAATATATTAACGGAACAAAAGGTGTTGTTTATATTGGTAAGGTGGTAAAAACACAAGGTACTTATGACCCCGATGGTCACGAGATAACACCTCCAATTTATTACGATGGTGTTGCTTATGATATAATTAGTACTGATGAATTAGACTTAGAACAATACAGAGTTTATCCAAATGGCTCTGCTGCACATATGTTCTATGGTTATAAAAGAGCAGATGATACCTAGAGCTATGACGCAAAAAGAAATAATATCAGAAATAAGAGAGGAGCAGAAAACTATGGCAGCAATGCAATATAGATTAGCTGCTGATTTATCTACTTTTTTTAATAAACAAGAACTATTTAACCAACGTATATCTGACATATTAGATAATGACGAAAAGACAGACAAAAAAGGTTTAGTTTATGAAGTTGGAGAGTTATCAACTAGAATAGATAAAATTGAATTAAAAGAAAAAGTAACTGCTGGTAAAATTGCAGTAACTGTAACAATACTAACCTTTATTGGAGGAGTAGTTTTAAAAGCAATAAACATATTTGATTAATGAGTAAATACTTTAAAGAGATTGAAGCTAATATGGATAAGAAGTTTTTATTTGTATTAGACGAAGCAAGAGAGTTTGCTGGAATACCTTTTATAATAAATAGTGCGTATAGAAGTCCAGACCATCCAGAATCTATTAAAAACCCTACATCAAGTCACATAAAAGGATTAGCAGTAGATATAAAAGCAACAGATAGTGCAACAAGGTTTAAGATAGTTGAAGCTCTTGTGAGCGTTGGTTTTACAAGAATT